ATAAAATTTGCAGTAAGATTAATAAACCAATGGCAATGGGTATGCCAAAAACTATCAGATATATAACTGATAGCACCCAAGCAACTAACTTCATAAATTATCAGCAAAACATAAGAGAATTGCACCGAGAACAATCAGGATGATCTGAATAGCAGTTTTTTTCATTGTTTTTCGTTTAAATGTTAATAAAATCGTTTGTCGGAGTAAATTTATAAACATTTTATTAAAACCACCAAACAAATTTTTAAATATTTTAAATTTTAGGCAAAAGAAAGGGGAAATTGAAATTTCCCCCGTAAAAAACACCTTAAAACTTAACTAAACTATTTTAAAAACAATTCACGTTCAGCTATTCGCCTATTAGTTAATCCCTTCACAGGGGTTTTATTGACCTTATTCCACTTTAAAAATTCATTTGCAACTATTTTTTTATCTACACCAGCATTTAATTTTTCCAATAATTTAGAATCTTTAAACGCTTGTAACCCAATATTATATGCTAAACTGGTCATTGCTGCCATCATATTTTCAGTAATAGAAACTTTAATAAGTGGTTTTATAAATTTTATTCGTTGGTCAACATCAATTTTCAACCACCTTTCAGCAGTTGCCAAGTCTATTTTATCACCTTTTTTTATTGCCTGTCCTGTATCTTTATTTTTAGTATTACCGAATCCAATGGTATAAATGCCGCCACTATCAGGATAACTGGTTAATTTTAAACCTTCAAATTGCTTAATTAAATTAATTGCACTCACTTTTTTTCCAATTAACAGGATCAGTAATACTGATATACTTATATATATGTATCTTTTATTGAACATCACTATCTTTCGCCAATAGTCCAGTAATTGCAGCAGCAATACCGGCAATAATAGTAATCCAGTTGTTTTGCTGTATGCCATCAAGGATCAGGGAGCCACCAGCAATGGAACCAAAAAATGATGTTTTAATGTTTTTTAATATTCTTTTCATTATTTCTTTTTTAATTGTTTTAAACCTACCAAAATTGAAATAGTACAGGAAATTGTACTGGCGCCAAGAAAAATGACATTTGCCCATTCTGACAAGTTTTGGATCCCTAACAGGGAAAACAATACTGTGCTAAATGTGGCAATATGTGTATGATCAGTTGTTGTCTGCATCTTTAACTTGTACATCTTTAAACTTTTCAGCTATAGTATTAAATGCCTGTATAGCAGTAAAAGATTCATCAATCTTTGAAAATACTCCTTTGTTGGTGGCAAGATCTAAAATAGCTTTGATGATTTCAAGTGCTTGTTTTTCGTTCATTTTTCAAATTTTAAATTGTTATGGAATCAAAGTTAAAGAAAGTTCATTGCAGATCCATTCATAAGCTGATTGGTTAATATCAGCAGTTGAATCCCATACTGAATAATCCGGTTCATTTATGGTTAAATTCCCTTCGGAAAGTTTATTTCCTTGCGTATCAGGTTTAGAACCATCTGCAAATATTGCCCAATAAAATGTGGCAAAAGATTCCAAATTATCATTTATTATGTATGCATTAATCCAAGATCCAGTTTGCACTGATCCATTAACCCATATTTGCACTGGTTCAATTTGTTTCATATATTATTTTTAAATAATTGTAAATGTTTTTGTAGTTCCACCAATACGCATAAATAAGTTAGTACCATCAAACCAGATATCTCCGTTTGTTGGTGTTGTTGGGGCAGTTCCTGATGGGATTCTCAAAGTTGCACTTGCCGTTGTTGATGGTGCTAAAACTGATACACCTGCACTTATTTCCAATGCTCTCCAATCAGCAACAGCAGATAAAATTGGATTAATATATAATCCACGTGTAATACCATTTGCACCACCTGATTGACTTATTTGTGGACTTAAATTTAATTCCTGAAAAGTTGCAGTTCCGCTTGTTGGTTCAAAAAATGATGATGATTTTAAATTTATAACAATTCCACTTGTTTGTACAAAAGCAGTACCATTTAATTTTAACCTTCCTTCACTTGCAACTTGTGTACCATTCGTTGAATATAACTGAAGATTTCTTGAAGTTAAAGAAGGTGTATCTGTTGTACTAAAAGGGAATATTATTGTATTATGTGCATCACTACCTATTTGTATTCTGCCATCATTAATTAACCTAAAATAAGCAGTTCCAGCACTATTCTGAACCAATAAAGCACTTGTTGCACTTGTTGCACCGCTTCCTTTTATAAACGCATCACCAGTTACTTGTAGCTTTTGTGTTAAATTTGTTGTAGAACCAATTAAGACATTTGCTGCAAAATAGTTGTTATCACTTACCCCAGCTTGATAAATTCCCCACCGCTTTGTAAATGTAAACCCAGCACCGTAATCATTAAGATCATTTAATAAAAATCCATAAGCATTGGAAATTGTTAAAATACCTGTTGCAGCTGAAGGCCTGTAAAAACCTAAATTTTGAGCAACGGCTGCGTGTGTTATTGTTCCGCTATTAGTTCCCTGATATTGGAACATATTAATATTACCAGCCATAACCCGCAATCCGCTTGCCTGTGTCATTGTAATAGTAGATCCACCTGAACTAAAATCTACTGAATTAATAGAAGTATTTGCAGCAGCTATATTAGCCTCTGCAAAAGTAGCAGATCCAGCAAAAGTTTGTAAATTAAACCCACCAATAGCACCATAAATGCTACCTAAATTTGATGAACTAAAAGCAGCAGCATAAGACAATGTATTAACACCAAAAGCAGAAACTGCACCTGATCCTATTGCAGCAGTCAATGTAGTGGCAAAAGTAGTTGATGGATTAATTGTTAAGGAAAATCCGCCAGAAGCAACTGTTCTATTTGCACTTAAAGTACCATCACCTGAATAAATTGTGGCACCACCACCAGTACTTGATATCTGATCCCAAGCAGTGCCAGTATCTCTAAATATTCCATAAGGACTATCAGTAGCAATAAATATTCTGCCAACAATACCAGCAGCTGGTCTGTTTGCAGTCAGATCAGAATTGAACATTGGAGTTCCCTTCTGATTTAAGATGGAAAGATCCAATACTATCATTAGATATATAATTTACGGATTACAATAAGTTGATTTCCTGTATTAATAGGTGTAGCAAAAGATAATTGATATTGTGTTGTATCAATTTCACCCCTATTCCCTGATATTCGCAAAGATTGATTCGGCTGCAAAGGTACATCAGCTATCACCAATGCAGTTGTGCCATTGTTAATAAATGTAATTTCGTTACATTCAGATCCAATATTTGCAGTAGTGTAATAAACCTTTGTTTCAACATAATACTTTTGAAAAGCCTGTCCAGTAGATTTTGAAACACTATTTTCAGCTTCATACCTTGCCCTGTCAGATCGTTGCTTATTATATGCTAATTTTAGTTTTTCGGATGTTATTTCATCCTCAATTCCAATTTTCATGTGTTTAACTTGCATAATATTATTTTTTAGCACATATCAGGAAACTGACCAACACCACGAAGGATTGATCTTTTGCTTAAAATAGATGCAGCCTGTTTAGCTGCTTTTTTTTGTTTAGAAGTCAAAACCGCCTTTTTTACTACTGGAGCAGCTTTTTTTACAACCTTGCTAACTTTTTGTAGCAAAGATGGTTTTTTAAATTGTTCAGCAGTAATACTTTCGGGTGCTGGTACATCCAATTTGTATGATGTCTTTTTTTTCATAGATAGCAACAAAATGGCACCACCAGCCAATAAGATATAAATTAACCCTTTGTTTTTCATTTTCTACTTTTTATATAAGTTGCTATTAAATATGCTGCTATTCCATATATAAGAATAGTTTTTCCATATTTTTCAATGTAAAAAGGAACTGATCCTTTTTCTTCTTTTTCTATTTTTTCAGATTCGCTTTTTTGTTTTTCAACTGCTTCTTTAACATCACCTGAAAATTTAAAACTATCAGCAGTATGAAGTACCAAATATGGTTTATTGTTAAAATCAATAAACTGCCAATAAACCTTGCCATCCCTTTGAATGTAAGAATAAACTTGCCCTACTGGTGATCCCTTTACAATAGTTCCAATTTTTACCAATGATGAATTTAACCTTGTCAAATCCTTTTTGGCAAATAGTGTTTTTCCTATAATCTTGTCAGCAGTTATTTCAGGCATATTATTTTCTTAACATTTTCAAAAGAAAGTTGAATTGCATTTTGTCAGTTTCTGCCATTTCGCAAAGTAATTCAAGATCACTTGCCAAATGTTGATCTACTAATTTAAGCCTTTCAACCGCATCATATATACGTTGTTCGTTGTCAATTTCTGTTTCCTTTGTCATTGTTTCCGTTTGATCTATTCCAGCAACATGCGTAACCTTTTGTGTTGGTGCAAAAAGACTGGAAAGTTGTGAAAGAATCATTGTCTGAACTTGTGGCGATTTCATAATTCCAGCAAGGAAGTTTTCTTCTTCAGGTTCTTCATCTTCTTCATCTTCTTCAAGTTCTTGCTTCATTTTTAGTGCAGCTATTTCAGATCTCAAAGAATTAATTTCAGTCATAAAATTGGAATTGTATGCACCGACTTGATTCATTGATTGATATGAAATTGGATTAAATGAAGTTGGGCGAAAATGTGTAACTACCATTCCAGTATCTTTCTTTTCAAAATATCCTGATTTTGGCATTTTCGGATGAATCCTTAAGGTCAAAGTTGCTTCAACCCCTTGTTGTTCTGCCATCCGCAAATTGTTTTCCAAATGCTCCCTTGCTTCATTTTCATCATTGCCCCCATAATAAAAAAGTATATCCCCTTTTGAATCGTTCACTGACCAAAATGATGTTTTTGCATTGGTATCAAACCATTGCATTACCGCATCAGTACCAGTTAAAAATGCTTTATTAGGATTTGCCATACAATTAAATTAAAGGTGAAAGGAAAGTGAATTTGTTAGGCATAATATACACCGAAACATACACTGAAATTAGATCCACTTATGGAACTATATGCAGTTGGAGTTTGAATGTATGACTTTGCCCAAATAATTTGCTGACCAGCAAAAGGAGTAATATCAAAGCTGAAAGCAGCAGTAGCAGCATTTGAAACAACCCTGTTTAATTCTAGTACAGGAATACGGTTAACTGATTCTTTATCGTTGTAATAAAGTACCAAATAAGTTGTTTTTAGGTTTGCCAATGTTAGCAAAGCATTACCTGACAAAACACTATTTGTAACAGTATCAGTAGTATAACAAACCAAGTTAAGCAAAGATACAAAGCGAAGTTGCGGCTGATCAGGGAAGTAGAAACGGGTTCCAGTGGATGATTGTGGAACAACTACCTCAATAAATTCGTAGTTCTGAACTTTGTTCATTTTTTGTTTTTTTTAGAACGAAAAAAATAGGGGTTCTATATTTAACGTGGCATCCCCCTTTCCAATTCAGAAGTTAATTCCTGTTATTATCTAACTGGAGTAACATTTTGCGCCAAGATACCACGCATAATAACAACAATACGCGGTGCAGTTGATGCTTGTAGAACTGAAATTGCGCCTGGCAGTTCCAATGTAATAACATTGTTTTTAGATCCTACCAATACAATGTTTGGTTCTACTGGATAGTAACCAAATTCAGTTGCATCGTTTTGGTCAATAGTGGTTGCAGTTGCAGCATGTCCTTG